GTCTGCATCAGGCACAAAGCCACCACCATCAGCCTCTGTGGTCACATTCATGTAACCTGCTTTTACAAGCGTCTCAACTGAGTGTTGGTTAAACTCTTTTACCAATGATCGATCACCGTTACGTAGTGCTTTGAGGTGAGCACGTGTGCGTTCCTCAGCGGTCATGTCCTTGATCGCTACACCATCGTTAGCATCCTGTGCACCAACTGCTTTGTTTTCAGGCTTGTCAGCCTGAGCAGCCGCAGCGGCCGCCATCTTTTCAGCTACTTTGTCAGCAATAGCGTCAGTGTCAACATTGACCTGTTCCGCAATAGCCTTTACAGCAGCCTCATCTAGTTCAAACTCTTTTTCCATAGTCTTAAACTCCTTTTACCTTAATTTTAATTGCGCCATTCAAACTATCGGCCTGCTTGCTGATGGCCTTGCCAGCAACACGCAATTTGATTAGCGTCTTTTTAACGTCAGCGGTTGATGCGGTGGGTTGATTGATCAACTCCTCCACAGCCCCAATACTTGATTTCAAATGCTCAGCTACCGCTTTTACATCACTCAGGCTCATACTATCAAGGTCAGCGGTGACGGCCTTGACTTTATCGGCACTCTTTAACTTTACATCATCTGCAAAGCCCTTTTCAAGCTCAACAAACTTATCAGCATCCTCTTGGCTCAATCCCTTGCCGGTGATCAATGCCATGACGTTTGCAGGCTCAGCAACAATAGATGCCTCAACAAACTCTGATTTAGTCCATGTGAGTGTGGCCTCATCCCATTCTTTTGGTACAAAGCCAATGCTCATGCTATCAAGGTAACCACCCTGCACAAGCTTGTAAATCTGCTCTGCAAATGGGTACTCATTGACGGCCAGCTTGATACGGCCAACCAACTGCCCTGCTGATTTAGTCAGCTTTTCAATCATACCAATAGGCAGATCAGTGCTGTTTGAGTAGCTATGGTTGTAATAGCATTTGTAGTTTTTGCGTGGCGTTTCAATGCCCTTGACGCTCATGTGTTCACCATGGCGGTCTAAGTCCTCAGTAGCAATAATACACTCAATAGTGCCATGAGGTAGGTTAGCATCAGTGCTAACTTTAAACGTCACCGGCATGCGGTTTAACTTACCCTGTACTAGTTTCGTCTCAGTTTCCATAATCGTTTAACTCCTTACAATAAAAATACCCACAAGCAAAAATGCCTGTGGGCTCTATTGGCCTCTGCTCAAATTGTATAACACCGTTTATGGTTGTGCAATAGGTTCAGCAACATGATCAAGCAAAATGCCTACCTCACCACTCAGTGCTAGGTTATCACCATCCTGCACAGCCCTGATAAACCGCTCAGTGAGTACCCGGTACTCAGTACGATAATTACACCGTTGGCATTGGATCTCACCCACTAGCACGTGATATTTACCTAACAGTTTACGGCAACTCTTACAATGTACTGGTTTCACCTAGCCCCCCAATCTTTTAATACAGCATCATCCTATGCAGTGCAACACCTGTGTTTTGCAGGCTGTATATCCATGCAACACCCGTAGCACCAACTAGGTTTTTAACCCATACCTTGCTACCAACTATGGCTGTACCGTCAGGGTACTGGTTTGTAGTAAGTGGCCGTTGTACATTATCAACCACTGAGTACTTAAAGAAACGGTTTGTTGCATCTTTGCGGATGTATAGAAACTCACCCATATTAAATGCACTTGATCCAGTAGTAAATGTTTCTGAGTTGATGTAAGTAACCGTAGCCCATGTATTAGCGGCAATATCGTAACGGTCTAGCGTACCAGTACCACCGCCACGCAATGAGTAAATATAGCGACCATCAAGTATAGCGTTTTCAGTTGCCCATAACGCATCACCTGTTTTGCCAAATGCGTTAGCTGTCATACCAGCACCGGGTGCGCCACCACGTGCAGCACCGGGGCTTACAACAGTCCATGTGTTTGCACTGATCGAGTAGCGGTACATTGTTACAGCGTTGTTTCCCATCAAATATAGGTAATCCTCATTAGCCTCAATAGCGTATTGGCTAGTGGTATCAGGGTTTGTAGTCCAGTTAGCAGATACGGTGATAACCGTGCCTGTGTTAGATGCAATAGTACGTACCTGACCAACACCAGTACCAGCAGTGATACGTATTTGATAGTTAGCCCATTGGTTTGTAGTCCATGCCTTAGCACCGTTAGTGATTGTTGTAGCAGCACCAGCCGTGGCTGTGCCTGTTGCATAGATCTCACCAAAGTTATATGCAACCACTAACTTGCCGTCAGTACCCCATGTAGCAGGTAAGTTAGTTGTAGCAAGGCTTGCCTGCCATGCAACTGTGGCAAGGTCAAATACCTTAAATATACCAGCGGCTATTGTACCGGCGTTCATAACATAGAAACGGCCTGTTGTTAGCCTAAAGGTGTGTGCGTTAGCGATAGCGGCAGGGGCAGCACTGGTAAGGTTGAGGGTAATAGTACCTGCACCTGCATTGTTTAATATGCTTGCAATGGTAGTCCTAAAGCCTGATGATGCACCAGCACTGATAAACTCAATAGTTTGGCCTACAGCACGGCCAGTAATGTTATGAGTACCGGCAGCAACGGTAACGCTAGTTGTTGATCCACCGTTAGCTGTGTAGTTGATTGACCACGGGTGATACACGCCACACGCACCAGCACCAAACGTACCAGCCAATGCACCTGATGGGATCTGCATAAACGCATCCTCATCATGGTTGTATAGATAGTGAGCGGTTGCGCTCAATACATACATTGCATTATTAAAGTTACCGCTATCAGGTGATATTACAAATGCACCAGCAGCACTAGCAGCAGGTGCAGGTGTCATCATTTGCCACTCTTTGCGGTGTAGTAATGGTGTGTTGCGTTGTGTAATAGCCATGGTTATATACTCCTTATGATACTATAACGTTATTTATATTAGATTGTATAGCTGTCAGGTTTAATTGTGCAGGTATGTATGGCTGTAACGGTTGTGCACCCATCTGAGCTAGGTTAGTTATTGTTCCTGATGTAATAGCTACTAATCCACCCACAATGGTTACCCTTAGGTCAGCAGATACACCACGTGCATGGGCTATTGCCTCAACAGCTATTTGGATCTCATTGAGTATATCAACCTGATCATCAGCGGTTTGCTCAGTAGCTAGATCTGCCAATGCACTAGCAATGGCATCAATATCCTCTTTTGTAGCAGGGTTGATACGGTTATCTGAGGCATCGTTAATGCCAACTGGTGCACTTGATGCACCACCAACAATCTCAACTGGCACAGGGTTACCACTATCATTATTGACACGTACATTGTCAGGCGCACTAAATTGCGTGCTAAACATTGCGTCATAAAATCGGTTATCCTTGCTCATGACAAGGCGCACAGGCATAGCATCCTTGGCCTGCTTAGGGAAAACTACAACCTGATTATTAGCCTTAGTGATGCCAAAGTCTTTTTGGCTGAGCTCTTTGAGTATGCCAACAGCCTCAGTGAATTGGTCAACCAACAGCACCATGGCAGGTGGCTCAGTACGTCCATCAGCAATGCGCTTGCTCTCAGCAATCATATCAGCAGTGAGGCCATTGCTCTTGATCAACTCGTCACGTACGCTCTCAAGGTACTTGGTGAGCTCATCTAGGTTACTTACCTCAATGGCATTAGCAACAATGGCTTTAACGTCACCCTCAACCTTGGTAACACCCTTTGAGCTGATGCGTAGGTTTTCAGGTAGGTTGACATTTATATCCTTATTGTTTAAAAACTCCATGACAGTAATGAGCTTACGCATGAGCTCAGCACCCTCAATGTGGTCATCATGTTGCTGTTGTAGTGCTAGTTTATCTATGTGATCCATGGCTTACCCCTAATCCCTTACCGGCAGTATTACACAACGGCAGTTAGCGTGCAGCGGTGGATGGTCAATATCCTCATAATCATACACACGCTCATTGCCCTCACTATCAGTCAGGCTCTCACCCTTTGCTAAAAAGTTTGAGGCAATGCTGATAGCACCCATGCCCTGCACCTCTTGGCAGTAGTCACAGGCACCGGGGTTGTTAAACCACTCCTTTTGGGTAATACCTAATTGTGAGTAACCATATACGGTAGCCTCATTGCTGGCCTTTAATGTTTCAGTACGTACTAGGCGTGTCATCTTGTAGCCCTTGATACTGTCATACTCAGCAGTGACACGCTTGCCAATTTGTGGTAGGCTATCACCCTCAGCTAATCCAGCACTCACTGCCTTACCAATGCTATCAACAATATCCTCATTGTAGCTAAGGTGTGCACGTTGTAGGCTCTCACGGATATAGTTTTTATTATCCTGTGTGAGCACAAACTTTTCAGTGCCACCAGCATACTTGATAGCCAAATCACCCTGCTCTTGTAGCAAGTCCATAAATACGCCAATGCTCAGATCAGTCAGCTCATCAGCCTGCTTAGCAGGGTTGAGGTTACCATCCATCATGCTCTTAACTGACTTGTGGCCTGCAATATCCTCAATGACTTGCTTGAGTTGCTTTTCAATAAACCCAGCCACGATCTTTTTGTAGCGCTTTTCATAGGCTGTTTGCTTGTCTTGGATGCGTAAACGGTAGCTCTCTTTTTGCTCATACGTCTTATGCTGTGGATAACTAATAGGTTTATCCTCAGTTTCAGTGGACTTACCCACAGTCTTGACCTTTACCTTAAACGTTTTGCCCTTTGATGTACTAATCTCAGTGCCGTCAGCAGTTACGATAATGTCACCACCAGTCACAGGTGGCAGGCCAATCATCTCACG